TGCCAAGCAAGTGACCATTAGCCGTGCTGTAACGGTGGATAAGTTATCCAATTCATCCGCTTCGGATGCGATTGAGGGCGGCGGTGAATTTAGGGTGGTGGCGGGGCAAGCGGTCACGGTGGATTATTTAGAACACGGGGCAAGCACTGGGCAACCTTGTGTGCGTAATGCCGATCCACTGGAGTATTTAAACCTGCGGGTGTATGCCTACAGTTACGCCAAGGCGGTCACGGTGGCGAAAGGCGTGAATTATGACGCGGCGGTGGTGGTTATGCCGATTATTACCGAAGGTTATAGCGTCGCACCCACCAGCCAAACCAATGAAACGGAAATGGAATCAGGTTTAGTCCGCACGCGGCGCGTCCGTACCACGGCGTACGACACGGTGTCTGTGACGTGGTTATTGAGTCACGAGCAGTTTTTAGTTTGGCGGGTCTGGTTTCGGGACAATCTGAATGCAGGGGAACGCTGGACGAAGTTGCGTTTATTTACGGGGGAAGACCCTGACGCGATAGATTGCAGTAGTTTGCCGTTGCGTATTTGTAAATTCAAAGGCGGGCAGGGTAAGAACCCGTTTACAGCCAACCAAGAAGGGCAATATTGGAAGGTGAAAGCCGAATTATGGGTGTTGCCGGAGGCGTTAAATGTCTAATGAGCGTTATCAGCAAGCGATTGCGGAAGCGATGGCAAGCGCGGGGCATGAAACGATTTTACATACCTTAGCGTTTTACCACCCGGCGTTTAAAGATCAAGTGGGCAACCCGCTAGAGGTGCGCGTGGTGAATGATAACCAAAATTTTTACGCGCCTTTAGAAGCGACTGCCGTGCGCGATGCGGGGCGTTGGGTGGAATGGATTGCGTGTGCATTTGAAGTGACCCCACCGCCGGATGATGACAGCCAAAACCCGCAAATTGGGGTGAGTGTGGATAATGTGGCGCGGCTATTGATGCCGTGGCTGAAAGCTGCCTCGCAAAGCCGCAGCGTTGCCACAGTGACTTATCGCCCTTATCTGGCGCAATACCCTGAATTAGGCGTGCAAATGACAAAACCTTACAGCTTGATTATCCGTGATGTGGATATTGTCGGCGCGAAGGTGAGTTTAAGCGCGAGTATGGAAGACATTACCAATAAAACCTTTCTGTCGAGAATTATTACAGCGGATGATTATCCGTCTTTGGGGGGTATTTAAGTGCATTGGGTAAATGCGTATATCGGGCAGCCATGGCGACCGGATTATCATTGTTGGAGCTTGCTACAAGCGGTGTATCAAGCGCGGTTAAACCTGTGTTTACCGCCTATGCAGTACGACGCTAACAGTTTATTGGCGGCGATTCGTGCCTTTGGGACGCAACAAGGTGAATACGCGCATTGGCAGCAAGTCGACACGCCGCAAGAATTGGATGCGGTGGTCATGGCCGTAGCGAACCGTCCGCGCCATATTGGGGTGTGGGTGGCATTAGATGAAGGTTATATCCTGCACAATCTTGAACAGCGCGGGGTGGTGTTATCCCGCGTAGATGAATTAAACCACCTGAATTTTCAAGTCTATGCCTATTATCGCCGCCGCTGATAGCGTGCATATTGTGCTGGGGCGTAACCCGCTTGATCCCCACGATTGCCAGCGGTTGAGTGGTTCAGCGCATTTAAGCATTGCCGAACTGATTCAAGCCCAGCGGTTGCATTTTATTCTACCGACGATTTGCGCCCTGAATACGCCGGGTCAGGTGATTCTGCGCAGTGAATGGTCAGAATATCGCGTCCAGCCGGGGGATACGGTGTTATTTCTGCCGTTAATGCAAGGCGGTGGTGGCGGTGGCAGTAACCCGTTAAAGATTATTTTAGGCGTGGCGTTAATGGTGTTCGCCGCTCCTTTAGCGGCACATTTGGGCACGCTGGGCGCGGCGATGGGGACAGCGGGTTTTGTAAAATTAGGCGCGGCGTTATTGCTGTCGGCGTTAGTGCCACAACCCAAAATCCCCAGTTTAAACAGCGGTGATCTTAAACAAGCCAGCCCAACCTATTCGATTAGTTCCCAAGGCAATGTGTTGGGGCTGGAACAACCGATCCCGTGTGTGTACGGTTGGCATAAGGTTTACCCGCCATTGATTGCCTCGCCGTGGGTGGAATACGTGGAGAATCAACAGCATTTATATCAAGTGTTTGTGATTGGACACGGGGACTACGTGCCGCTGGCAGCCGATGCGGTAATGGTGGAAGACTCGCCGATTAGTGCATTTTCCACCGTGTTTTGGCAACAACGCCAATACGATAACGCAGGTACAGCGCGAGTGGTGGCAGAATACAACCACTTAAGCGGGGCAAGCCATGCCTTATGGCATCATCAGGTAGTTACCAGTCTTGAAGTCTCAGGGCAAGAACTGCCCGCGCCGAATGAAACCCCTAGCAATGACGGCTGGATCGGCGCGTTTACGGTGAATAAAGCCGGTACGCAGATTAGCCAGATTCGCATGGATTATGCTTGTCCGCGTGGGCTGTATTACGCCAATGATAATGGCAGTTTTGCACCTAAAACCGTGGCATGGGAAATCCAAGCCCGGCGGATTGATGACTATAACCAACCCTTAGGCGATTGGTTTAATTTGAGTGAACCGCAAGAACTGAGTGGTAGCAACAGTTTTAGCCGTTCTGGCACATTATATAACGAAGCGACGTGGCTTACGGTAGACACGGGGGTTAAAGGAACAAGTCATTATCGGGTGCGTGACCCGCAAGGCGCGGGCTTATCCCATGTGACTGTGGATAGCAGTGGCAACACCGATATTGTGCGTTTCTTACTAACACGCCGTGAGTATTATGGTGAGGACGTTTATTATCGTTATGACAATACCATTGACTATGACTACTGTTATACCCGTCAGTCCACCACTCCAAATAAAACCGCTGCCACACCAGACCCCTTGTCTTGGTCGGTGAGCCATGCTGTACCAGCGGGGCGTTATCAAGTGCGTTGTCGGCGTATTGACCAGAAAGACCATAACAGCCGTGCGGGGCATGAATTGCGTTGGATTGGCTTGGCGGGGGTGACGACTGCGCCGCCGGATTATCGCAATGTCACCTTGTTGTATGTGCACTTGGTGGCGACTGACAAAATTAGCCAGCAAGCTAGCCGGAAAATCAATGCGTTGGTACAGCGTAAATTGCCGGTGTGGACGGCGGCACGGGGTTGGTCCGAGCCTGTCTTCACGGCTAACCCGATTTGGGCGGCGTGTGATGTGTTGCGTGCGGAATACGGTGGGGCATTGCCGGATACGCGCTTAAATCTGCCGGTGTTGGCGAAGTTGGCGGCGGATTGTGAGCAACGCCATGATTATTTTGATTATGTGGCAGAACAGCAATCCACCATTTTAGAAGCGTTAAGCCTGATTGGGCGTAGTTTTCGGGCTGTGCCGCGCATTAGCAATGGGGTGGTAAGTTTTGTGCGTGACCAATTACGCCCCGCGCCGAGCATGTTGTTTTCGGCTAATCAGATTATTGCGGGGTCGTTATCCTTAAAATATCTGCTACCGAATGAACGTGCCAATGGTTTGGTGGAGGTGGAATATTTTGATCGCATTGTGTGGGCGTGGCGTAAGGTGTTATGTGGGCGGGCGAGTATGCAAGGTAGCCAAGCGCATAAGGTGCGGTTGGAAGGGGTGACTAACCAAGCCCACGCGGAACGTGAAGGGCGGTATTTATCCTTAACCAATGAAAAACGCCGCACGTTTGTTACGTTTAGCACCGATATGGAAGGATTATTACCCAGTTATGGGCAATTGATTGCGGTCGCGCATGATTTGGCGGCGTGGGGGCAAACCGCGCACGCCTTGCATTGGAATGCCGCTACCTTGACCTTAACGGTTGACCACGCCTTGACGTGGAGCGGCAGCCGCTTTACTGCCATGTTGCGCCATAAAGACGGTGCGCCGTCGGCGGTGTATGCGGTACAACGCGGCGCGGCGGATAATCAATTGGTGTTTGAACACGTACCCACGCCGCTGCCCTATACAGGGTTGGATTATGAACCCACGACCGTGATCTTAGGCAGTGCGGAATTAGTGGTCGTGACGGGGATTAAACCGCGTGGTTTAGATCGGGTGGAAATCACCGGCGTGGTCGAAGATGAGAGCGTGCATACGGTTTAACCCATTAAAAAGCCCCATTGCTGGGGCTTTTCTTATTTAAGCGCTAGGCTTTGCCGTGCTGTTGCAGCCCGTAGAGCGCGATGCGTTGGCGTAAGGTGGAGCGGTGAATACCCAATAGTTTGGCGGTTTTGATTTGGTTGCCTTGGTTGTGTTCAAGCGCGGCTTT